CAGCCATTGTTTCCTGCATTGTGCGAACTTCTTGCATGTACACCGCGATCTTGATCGCAACCATGCCTTCCTTCTGGATAGCAGACACCATGCGGTCCGGATCGGTGCCGTAGGTCTTGAACAGCTCGGCTTCCACGTCTTCCTCCGCTTTCAAGCGAACATGGTCCAAAATGTGCTTCTGCAATTCCGCCGCTGCCATTGGGTTGGCATGCAGGATGGGCGACAGACCCATCATCAAGTGCGTTGCGATGTGCGCGTCGTGCTGCTGGCCGGCAAATGCTTTGAGCTTCATCCCATTGAGCACGTCACTGTTCTCCGACGCTGGGTCGCGAGGCGAGTTGGTGTTTTGAGGCAGCAGCACGCCGTCGATGTCGCGGATGTTGAGCGCTGCATACATGCGGTAGTAAGCCTCGTACATGTTGTGCATGTTCGGAGCGCTTTGGGCCAGCTGCAACTGCATCTGCGCAATCTGAATACGCTGTGCAGAGCTGAAAATGTTGGGGTCAGCAACAGGCTGCACGCTGACCATGGTGTTGAAGTCCGCCTTCTTGATCTTACGGCTGGCACCTGGGACCTCGTAGGGGTACTCGTCGGGCATGTACTGGCCAAAGCCCTCGAAGAGCAGGCGGAACTCCAACGTCTGTGCGTAATGCAGTCGCTTGTGGATGCTGGACATGACCATGGAGCCGCGCTCGAGCAGCGCCAAGGTCGTTCCCACCTGTGCATACTGGTTGCCGTCGCCCACCTGCATGTCTGCGGTGCTGGACAAGCGTTTACCAGAGTCAACCAAGAAGCCCATCAGCGCAAACAGCACCTGACTAGGCTCTTTGTACGGCAATGGCAGCAGCGAAGCAGAAAGTTCCGCGCCACCTGCGTCAATGTCTCGCCATTCACCCGGCTGGATGGGGTCGGAGTCGTCCGCGATCCGTGCGCCTTTGGCCTTGAAGCCTGCAGGCAGGTTGGCGAGCGTTCCGGCGTCGATCAACTGGCGCAAAGCGCTTGTTGCGGCCTTGCCCAGGCCCCCGATAAGGTGCACAAAGCCCAAACCATAGGCTCCAGGGCCTTCGACCAGCACGTAGTGCACGTAATAGTTGCGGCGCAGGCGCTTTTCGTCGTTTTCTTTCCAATTTCGACGGATTCCAACGACTTTTAAGCTGTCTTCTACCAATGTGACGACGTATGGCAGCTTCACACCTGTTGGTTTGCCGTCTTCGTCCGTATCTTCAAAGCCTGGAATGTCTAAATCGACCAATTGCTCCAGCAAAAACACCTCTCCCACGTCCGTGGTGGGCTGAATTCCCGTGACTTTATCCACTGCAGCCTGAATTTGGCTTGGATCGGTGGGCGTAGCATACGTATCCGCCACCACATCCAAATATTCGCCGGCTACCGCGCGTTTTTTGTACTCGTTGGAGTCCATTGCAATGCGGTGCGTGAGCCGTGGGCACTGGGACACGACGCTTGATCCGTTGTACGGGATGTAAACGTCGTCTGCCAGGCACAATTTGGACACCATGCGGCCCAATTGGTAGTCGTAATAGACCTTTTTGAAGGTCGAACCACCGTAGCCAGTGTAAAAAAGCTGCTGATCGAACTCCGGTGTGTACTCTTCCATCACCGTAGTGATCTGGTAGTTCATGAAATCTTGCACACGACCAGCTTGCTGGAACTTTTCCACCGTCTCTTTGCCCATGATCTGGCTGCGAACAGGGCCGCCAGCGGGCATAAGCTCTTTGAAAGCCTGTGCTTGGAACTGGATGATGGCCTCAGTCAGCATGGGATGCGTTGCACCGGCCGCGCCACGGAAGGGTTTGGTGCGCTCTTCCATGCGAAAGCCCAAAAGGTCCAAGCCCTTGGCGTACATGGACTCCCAATCGGAGCGCGAGCCCTTGTCAGCTTCAAACAAGGCTGACACTTCAAGGCCCACTTTGACCAAGTCGTCTGGATCAATGACCTCCGCCAAGTTGGCGTAGAAGTCCACTTCCTCGGCGTCCTTCTCGCCCATCTCCACAGTGGCTCCGCCGTCCTCTTCAATGATGACCTCAATGTCCGACTCGGGCTTTGGAATGCCCCCGCCGATGACCACCTCGAGCATGGGCATGCGGTTCAGTGCTTTTTCGATTGCCATGTGTGTTCCTTATCGTCAATTTCGCATGCCGCCAAGCGTGTCGCGAGCATATTCATATGCACCGTAAAAATCATAGTCAGGCCATGTGTCTTTCTTGAGGTTTTCAAGCCTCTCCTGCACAAACCCTGTGTTTTTCACATTATCAGGCAAAGACTCAAAAAGGTCGATGATCTCATTCTTCGACACTAGGCCGCCGCTTGTTTGGATAAGCCCCACCTTGTCGGCGTCTTTGACCTTAGACCATTGGCCGCTGCGCAAGAAATCCTGTCCAAACTCTTGGTACTTGGGTGCCACAGCCGCGTTTTGCTTGCCTTTAATTTGCTGAACAATTGTTTGCGCGTTCTCGCGAGAAAACCTTTGAAACTCAGGCGACTCTCTAAGCATCTGGTTGAACAAGCGCTCGTTGTTGCGGATGCCTGGATTCTCGTCCATCAAACGGCTAAGGGTGCCTTGGAAGTCGTCTTCTCCCAGAGCAATCCAGTCGGACAATATTCCAGGCCTGACTTCTACTTCAGCCGTTGCATGAGGCTGCCCTTTTTCATCGCGCAGTGAAAAGATTTTTGCTCGGCCTTCTTTAATGGCGTCCCATCCGCCGACGCCATACGAATTAAACCCAGATGTCCCTGAAGCAGGTGCCCAATCCGAACTTCCTTTAGGCGGCTCATAGCCTCGAACAGAATGGCCCATGGCGTCTGATTCAGCCGCGAAATCCCCCGGCTCTGTCAGCTGTATCCACTTGTAGCCACTGTCGTACTGCTTGTAGACGGGGCGGCTTTGCATGGCGTCGACACGCGCCGTCTCCATGCGCTTGGCCATTTCTTGGTTGTACGCATGTGCCCGCTTGACTGCATCAGCCATGCTCAGCTTGTTCAATGCTTCAGGACGCAAACGGCCCGCTGCCAGGTCTTCGCCAATTACATCCACCAGATGTTTAAAAGCGTCTTCCGCTTCGCCAGCCATAAAAGTTGACGCACGGCTTACCGGGGTTTCCGGGTTGAGCTTAGAAAGAAACGGGTTTTTCTGGACCAGACTGTTGTCAGTGCCGGCGCTTGTAAGGTATCCCGCAGTGTTTACCCTAAAAGAAGCGTCACTCACGTCCTCGTACATGCGAGCAGCTTCTGACTGTCCCAGCCTGGGCGATCCTGTCTCTTCTCGTTTTCTCTCGGCTCTGTTCGCCAGAGTAGGATCGACCTCATAGGCCTTAATCGTGACGCCCTCTTCCGCCAGTTTTCGCACGGGGTCTGAAGGCGTTGCCATGTCTCGGGTGACGTATTTTTTAAGGGTGCTGTTAACCCATTTGTCCAGCGCGGCTTGTTGTTCAAGAGACGCTTTGCTGCGTTGCAGGTGGGCAAAAGATTCTGGAGAAAGCCCTTCTCCAGTTTCAAGCACATCGCCGAAATGGCTGCGCAACTTTTCCAAACGCTGGCCAGGACGCTCACCCATTTGGTCAGGAGGGGACAGCCGTCGCATCATGCTGTCCATCATGCTGGTGGGAATAAACTGTGGGTTATCCGGGCGAATTGCGTAGCTTGCGCCAGGCACAGAGATTTGGCGGTTGTACTGCAGGAAGTCGTCGGCGATGTTGGCCCCCTGTGCGCGCACCGCTGTGGGCCGTGCAAGGGACGCCATGGCCGCGCCGCCTGGTGCGGGGGCCAGTTTCAAGTCTTCAGCAATCTTGCTCAGCGCAGCCAAATTCTCCTTGCCCGACTCTGAGCGCGGCACATAGGTGTTGCGCTCAATGAAGTCCGCCGCTTCCTTGCTGGCAATGCTGGCACCCTTGCCTTCTGCAAACTGCCCGCTGGTCAAACCCTTGTAAATGCCACGGGGCATGCCCACGGCAGCAGCCACTGCGCCCGTGCCAAGCGTCACGGCCGGCTCAAGCACTCCCATGATGCGATCCGTCGGGTCGTTTGCACGGGAGATTTTTGTGGCTCGGGGCATGTTAGGCGAGACAAAAGCTGGGCGGCTTGCCGCTTCTCTTTCCGCTGCCTCCTGCTCTGCAAGGCGCTCAATTTGCTGTGGAGTCAGGCCCTCGCTCTCCTCCACAGCATCAAACTTTTTTGCTTCACCACCTTTGTTAAAACGCCTCTTGGCCAAGGTGTTTTTGGCCAGGCTTGATTGCTCCAAGGTCGGCGCGCCAAAGGTGTCAGCGGATAGGCCACGGGCCTTGTTCTTGATAGCCTTGATCTGCAGCTCATACGCCCGAACAAGGTCGTCCATCTGCTCGCGTGCGGAACCCTTTGCCCCTTCTTTCTCCTCTGCTGGAGTTGACGTCGTGTCAAGAACCATCTGCTTGGACTTGGACAGCGGGGCCACCTTCAGGTTCATTTCCTTAGAGCGAGAGGCATCACTGCCCGCGCCGCGAGAAACACGTTTTATGCTTTGCCGAATGGGGGCGGCCTTGCTGTTGATCGTGGTCACGCTGCTCAAAAGTTCCTGAGCCGTTCCAGTAGGGTCCGAACTTGAGACCTCTCCTTGTTCCTGCTGCTGAAGGTAGTCAGCGATCAGCTGTGAGTTGCTCGCAACTTCTCCACCTTCTTTAAGCAATCTAGGAGTTGCAATAACATTTCCAAAACGATCTACCCTATTCCCTAAGACATCGGAGAGTTGAGCGTTTTGGCCTGCAGTACGGGCAGTTAACTGGCCTTCTCGAACCTCATCTACCGAAGGCATCGCAGCTCTTGCAGAGAAGTTGCCAGCGCGATCCGCTGCTGTCCCAAACACATTAGACAATTTTTTGTAGCTGCCCAATGTATGGGGGTCCAAACTGCCGTTGCCCATTGAGCGCGCAGGAGAAGCGGGTGCGGACGGCGAGCCAGCTTGCTCCGGAACCATCGGGCGCTCATAGCTATTTGGAGGAGGAGGCAGGTTCACATCAAACGCTGAAGTACTGATTCCAGCCGCTTGACGCTTGAGCACCTCGTCCTCAAAAGCGTTTAAGCCGGGGGGCCTTATCCCCGCACCAGGAACAGTGGGCACACCGTAGCCGGGGACAACAGGGCCGCTGGGTGTCCCGCCTGTTCCAGGCCTTGGCAGCATGGTTCCCGGGCCAAATTCCCCTGGGCCGGTAAGCATTGTTACTGGGATACCCGTAGGCGGAACTACCGGGGGTGCCACGGGTGGAGGTGCCACTACCGGAGAGGCCGCAGCGGCAGCCGCAGCGGCACGTTTTCTGGCTTCTTCAGCGGCGGTTGTGTACTCTGGAACGCCCCCAAACTCAGGAAATGCCGCAGCTAATTGCTCCGGGCTGTACTTAAGAAGCGCCTTGTCCAACTCCTCCTGCGTTTGCGGGCCCGCTTTAATCAAGGCACGAAGAGCCGCCGCTTGCTCCGCCGCAGTGGGGGGTGCCACTGGGGGCACTACAGGTGAGCCAATATTGGCATTGACCTGACCAGGCGCGGTTCCCATAGGCGGGCCATTGACCTGTCCAGGTAAAGGAGTAACACCTGCCTGGTCAAGCGCGGTTAAGTCATCTCTGGCTGATGGGCCGCCAACGGCAGGGAAGCCATCCCCTGCTCCAAGCGTCGGAAACCCATCCCCTGCTCCAAGCGTCGGAAACCCATCTCCTGCTCCAAGCATGGGAGCCCCGTTGCCTGCTCCATTGAGCGCGGTTAAGTCATCTCTGGCTGATGGGCCGCCGGAGGGTACGCCTGCGCCAGAGCCCATCTCTCCAAAAGCTGTGTTACTTGTTGGGCTGCCAACCCCTGCGTTGGCAAGGGTGTTTTGAATGAAGCTGTTGAGGCTCCCAAAATCGGGGCTGCTCGTTGAACTGCTGACCGATGTGTTGGCTCCGGTGTTGGCTCCGGTGTTGGCTCCGGTGTTGGCTCCGGTGTTTGCCCCTGCGTTGGCAAGAGTGTTTTGAATGAAGCTGTTGAGGTCATTCCTGAACGTTTCACCGTTGAAAGGGGAAACGCTTGGCGTGGGAACGCTTGGCGTGGGAACGCTTGGCGTGGGAACGCTTGGCGTGGGAACGCTTGGCGTGGGAACGCTTGGCG